TTAATATAGCTCATTTATTATATCTTCTACCTGAACATTCATGGCAGTTGTAGGGTGAACATATCTTTCAGTTATTTCAACATCAGTATGTCCGAGTCTGTATTGTATCATAGGCATTTGTACACCTTTTTCAAGAAGTATTGTTGCATGTGTGTGTCTGAGTGAATGAAAATCCCAATCTTCAGATATAGCTATTCCATTCTTAGTAGCCTTGCCGTGGATCACACGGCTAACATATTTCATTATGTCTGGCTTTATATATTCCCCATTTTCTCTTTGAGTAACAAATTCCATAGGCTCAGCGTTTGGATCATCTATAACAATATGGTTATCTTTATCAATGCCTGACTGACGATGGAACTCTCTATAAAACAGCTTGGCTTTCTCCTGGTGATCTTTTTCTTCCTGTAAGAGTTCAATGGTTTTGATATCAAGGGATATTGTCCTGAAACTGTCGTATTTGGGGTTGCATATAGTGTATAGCTTGTCACCATCGTATTTCTGTACCTGGCGGTTTACAGATAGTGTACCATTATCAAAATCAATATCGGACCATGTGAGGGCAAATGCCTCACCGATGCGGAGCCCACATCTATAACCAAGAATCAGAGGTATATGAGCAGTAGACCCTTTTGGAAATCTGGCCATTATCTGATTCCATTCTTCAGGAGTGACAACACGGCGGATTTTTTTCCTTGTCGGAACATCTTCAGAGGTTGCCCTTGGCTGAGGGAGCTTTATATATATAGCTGGACTCTGAGCAATATATCGGCATGGTTCCACAGCATAAGAAAATGCACCAGTAAGTATACCTTTCAGATCGGTCAAGGTATTGCGTGAATACCCGGAGTTAAATTTCTCATTTATGAGATCCTGAAGTGCAGCAGGTGTAATTGATTTTAAGTAATATTCACCGAGAGTAGGGCGGATGTGGTTATTGATTCTCTTTCGATAAGTGTCACATGTGCTCTGGGCAAGATTTGTCTTGCAGTATGTATCAAGCCAATAATCAAGATAGTCAGAGAAAGACATATCAGATGGGGTAAAAATCTGTCCAGACTTGTTATATTCTGCAAGGGCAGTTGTACCGGCATCAAGCGCATCTTTTTTTGTTTTGAAACCAGATTCACTGTGATGGTATCGCTTACCACCTATGGATGCCGTTTCAAAGCGGTATTCCCAGTTTGCTGGTTTGGGTCTGCCGTCTTTATAGAATTTGTTCTTGTTCCTATTTCTTGTAAGTATCTTCATATAGATCATCCTTCCTAAAAATAGGCATAAAAAATAAGCCTACTAAAATGAGAAGGCTTATGGTATAATGTAGCTTGTTCAGAGCGTTATTCATAAGCCTTCGGTTTGTGGGTAACTTCCCTCAGGTGTTGGTAGCACCTGGGGGATTTTTTTATTTTGAACTTTATTTTTTGTCATCAAAATTAGCATACATGGATTGCTTTATATTTTCAATCATCTGTATATTTTGAGGTTCTATATTATTGAAATAAGGAATAAGTGAATCATAGAATTTTGCTGCTTGGTTCAGTTTTCCCTTGGGTGTCTTTAGTGTATCAGCTTTACTATATGTGGCTTGGGCATATCTGTTAATAAAAGCTTGCACAGCATTAAAATGATCTTGCCCAAATTGCGCCAGAGCCTGTGATGGTAATGCACCTGAGAATTTTATATATTTCTCACAAACAGATAATTTGTATGTATGCTGATATAGTAAGTCCATTCTTGAGAAGAATACATCAGGCTTAATTGTTTCAGAAATAATTCTGACACAATCGTTAGATATTCTTAGGCTGTCTTGGGCAATCTGTTGAGTTGCTGTTTTTAATTGAGCTTTATTCATTAGTAATTTGCTTGATGGTTTTCCAGTAACAAATGCTTGCCATTCAAGTAGTTCCTTTTTTGATGGTCCAAATAGTGACATCGTAACCCCCCCTTATGTGCGATTTAAAATTTACCTCTTAACTCAACAACTTTGCCAATGATACGCACCGGTTTGGTCTCTACTTCATCCATAGTGAACATTATAGGCTCGTATTTGCTGTTTAATGATACAAGGGCAATGCTTGTGGCGTACTTGACAAGCCGCTTGCAAGTTGCATCATAGCCATTCACCATGGCGATAACAATGTTAACAAGTAGATTAAGGCTTCCAAACATCCCTGCGCCATGCGGTGCATGGAATTTCAATATGTTCATTAAGATAGTCATGCAATTGTTTTTCGGTGATATCAACCTCTACAATGACCATATCTCCAGATCCGTTAGAGTGTTTGGTTATTGCATAATCAATAGCGGATTTCTCAGTATCAAATAGTTTTTCCTCACCATTGGTTATCAAATGCTCAAATATAAATTTTCTCATATAAAATCCTATCCATAATATATGGTGTTATTAAAATTTGGCCCTCAGTTCCACGACCTTGATAATGCGTTTTTACCAATTTACAATTCAGTTAGCCCATGTGCATAAGCCTCAACAACATCGGCAGAGCCTTTGTTGAAGTCGTCCCTGCCTATGTGTCCGATAGCGTGGATATAAGCGTCATTGAGTTGTTCCTGAGTGAATCGTGAGTTAAGAAAGATAGTATAAGAGCCATCTTCATTACTGGTCACGGTTTCTTTAATCTTGGTAGATTTTAAATCCATCATCTGTACGTTTATATATTCCAAGGAAATCATCCCTTTCAAATGTAGTCAGAAAAACAATAACAAAATCAGTGGGATGTTTTATGTGCATTATCGTTTCTCTTTATTCTTGAGAGCCATGAGCATTGTGTGAACTGTCTCCAAGTCCTCTGGCTCTGCATCCCTTGCGGCATCGAAGAGAAGAGAGAGCTGTTTGTTCTCGAATATCTCTTGTGCCTTTTTTGCGGTCTCAGCGTCTAAATAATACTCAGTATCCGAGTTATCCTCGATAAGATCTGATTTGTTTATACCGAAATAGTCAGCAAGAAGTTGGACCTTGCCCATTCTAGGCAGAGCTTGTGCCAAGCACCAAGTATTAAATGTAGTAGGAATAACTCCAATTGCCTGAGCAACCTCTTTTTGGGTTTTTCCACTTCTTTCTAAATATTTATTTAAATTTCTTGCAAACACTTCTTTTTGTTTATCGTCTGACATAAGGTGCACCCCCTTTTAAAACATATTATTATAATACAACAATATTGAATAATTGACAACAAAAAGTTCAATTAAAATGAATTTTGGTATTGACATCCAATTAAAATGGATATACAATGTGAACATGATACAGAAAGGAAGTGAGAGCAAAATTGAAAACACAGAAAAAGATCCAGATTAGTTTAGCGGCAGCAAGAGTAAATGCAGGAATGACACAGGAAGAAGTAGCAAAACATATGGCAGTAGGTAAGCAGACTATTGTTAGTTGGGAAAAAGGTACATCAGAACCTAAAATCTCACAGGCTAAGGAATTGTCAAGACTGTATGATATGCCGTTAGACTATATTTTTTTACCATCTGAATCCAATTAAAATGGATAACAGAAAGGAGAGAAAAGATGTTTGGTTGGATAGTGGTAGTTGTTGTTCTGATTGCAAATATATCAGCAATTGCGTGCGTACTCAAAGATAGAATGGTTACTGCTGCGGTATTGAAGGTACTGGGAGATTGCATTTCTTTAATATTCCTTTGTACTCGGTGAATACAGCATTTTTTAGTCTGTTAAATGCAATATCAAGTTCTTCAGAACATTTATCTAAAGGATAGTCCTTGTTGCCATTTTCAGCCTCAAGCATATTGAGAAAGGCAAGGTAAAAATCAGGATAAAGTGCTTGTGATTTAGGCTCCATGAGATAGATGTTACTGGTCAATAAATCTAAGAGATTACCTCTTGCCTCAGAACCAAGTTTACTGAGTTTGTTATAGAGCAGAAGTCCACGGCAATAGAACTGATAGAAAGGTATATAGAAGTTATCAAGCTGTTCTCGGCGAATTTGATACTTCTGTGTAAATAATTCCTTTATTGCTGTTAGATAGACTACAACAAATGATCCAACTACTGAAATGATTGCAACAACTATAGGTGCCATAAAATCCCTCCTTGTAAATAAATCCTTTTGTTAGAGTGATTATAACACATGGAGGAATAAAGAAAAATAAGAAAGGAGAGGCATGATAAAGAAGATAAAAGCAAAGCTCAAAGAGCCGTACTTCATGGAAGATCTTTGGTGTGATTATATCAGACCTGCAGTGATGGGGCTGATAGGAGCAGCTATAGGCATAGCTACAGTAATCGTAATAAGACTGTTGTAATGACGACACTTGCGACACCAACCAGTGTGAGAAAGGAGAGACATGCATCACTACATAACAAAATATACGGAGAATGGAATCAGATACGCTGAATCATGGTTACAGATCAATTTGCCATTTGGTAGATGTATTTGTTTCAGCAGAAAAAGGATAAAAATACAGGAGTCACCTCTTATCTAGATGACCCCCATAAATACTAAACCTTCTTCCAGTTACGACCTTTTTCCTGTGTTGGAGGAAGTCGATCACCCTGATCGATATGTACCTGTCTTGGCTTTGGTACAGATCCTCCACGTGGCCCTACTTCCTTATAACTTCCAGGAGATAAGTTGTCAGTGCCTGGTTTGTATAACGGAGTGCTCATGATATTCACCTCTTTCCCAGATATATTGTTATGAACGTTTGTTCACACACTATATATAGTACTCAAGGAAAGGAGAATGTCAAGTGGATAAAAGGGAAATATTACAGGTCGTTGAGAGAGAAAGACTTAGACAGGGCATGTCAAAACGTAAATTGGCTGAAAAGGCAGGATTTACCGACAGGAGCTTGTACATGTGGGAATCAGATAAAAGAGGAATGACATTGACTAATGCCGACAGCTTATTGAAAGCGGTTGGGTTGAAGCTGGTCATAGAGGAAGACGTGTAAAAAATATTTGCATTTTTTGAAAATACTCGTCTGTTACATGTTGCAAAATATTACGCAAAAAGGAGGTGAGAACAACGGAAGAAACAACAATATACACAGTTGCTGAGGTAGCGGAAATATTACATACAAATGTTGCGTATGTACACAGACTTAGGAAAAGCGGACAGCTTAAATTTATGAAACTTGGAGCTTACAAAGTCCGTAAACAAGAGTTGGATAGATTCTTGGCTGAGGCAGAGGGGATGGACCTGTCAGATCCATTTAAACCACGAAGTCTGGATGCAGAAGAGTGAAACACAAAAAGCACCTTTGGAATAGCAGTTCCGCCGGTGCAAATAAAAAATAACTCAAGGAAATCATAGCAGAAAAGGGGAAGAAAAGCAATGAAGAGGAGAAACATGGATACAAAGGCTGTCAAGGCAGTGTGCCTTGCGGCGATGCTGATAATACTGATCATTATGGCATACAACATCATATTTAACACGGCTTTGATTATGGCTCTCCCGGTTGGCAGCTTCATAGCATATTTGCTTGGAACAGTATTCACAGAGCTGGGGCTGCTTAACACAGTTGAGCAGATGAACAGGATTGAGGATCAGAGAGAAAGTGAACAGCCATGGTAAGTATGAAAGTCCTTGGCAGCCATGAAGAGTGGCTCAGGGCAAGAACCAAGATAGGTGGGTCGGATGCCTCGGCTATTGTGGGAATGAACCCCTACAAGACCAACGTGGATCTATTTAAAGAGAAAACCTACGGCATAGAGCCTGAGGACATATCAGACAAGCCTTATGTCAAGTATGGAACAGAGGCAGAAAAGCATCTGAGGGAGTTATTCAGGCTGGATTTCCCAGAATATCAAGTTGGATATGTGGAAAACAACATATTCACAAATGACAAATACCCATGGGCGCACGCATCGCTAGATGGATGGCTTTTAGATCAGGATGGCCGCAAGGGTGTGTGGGAGTGCAAGACTACCAACATTCTGCAGTCAAGGCAAAAGGAGAAATGGGATCACAGAATCCCGGATAACTATTACATACAGGTGTTGCATTACCTGATGGTAACAGAGTTTGACTTTGTGGTGCTCAAGGCACAGCTCAAGTCGGAGTTTAATGGTGATGTATATCTGCAGACAAGGCACTACAAGATAGAGCGGTCAGAGGTAGAGGATGACATTCAGTATCTTATTGATGCTGAGAGAAGTTTCTGGGAGAGCGTACAGGCAAAGAAAGAACCACCGCTGATACTCCCGGAGATATGAAAGGAAATGGCATGTATTACAACGAATGTCCACAGTGCGGTGCTTGCCTGGATCCAGGTGAACACTGTGACTGTGAGGAAGAGAGACAGCGACAGACAGCACGCATCATGGCAATGGTGCGAGAGAACAAGGAGAGTCACCAGATGGAGCTGGTGCTGAATTAGGAGGTTGAAAATGGAATTAAGAGTTAATGAGGTAGCGATACCAGAGAAGATTGATTTTAACTATGAGGAGCTTAAGGCTGAGCTTACATCTAAGGTCTCATTTTATGAGACGCTTGTCTACACAGATGATCAGATCAAGGATGCAAAGGCAGACAAGGCCAATCTGAACAAGCTGAAGAGAGCCCTCAATGATGAGCGCATCAGGAGAGAGAAAGAATACATGCAGCCGTTTAATGTGTTTAAGGCTCAGATCAACGAGATCATAGGTATCATAGACAAGCCTATAGCGGTGATAGACGAACAGGTCAAGGCATACGATGAGAAACGCAAAGCTGAAAAGCAGAAAGCCATTGAAGAGTTGTTTGCAACTATCGGTTTTCAGAATTTTGTCACGTTGGAGAAGATATGGGATCCTAAGTGGTTGAATGCATCGGTATCAATGAAGAGTATAGAAGATCAGATGAAGTCTAAGATGTATGAGATCGGCAATGGAGTTCTTACACTTAGCCAGCTCCCGGAGTTTGGCTTTGAGGCTACAGAGGTATTTAAGGAGACATTAGACATTAACAAGGCCATTTCTGAGGCTAAGAGAATGTCAGAGATCGCAAAGGCAAAGGCTGAGGCAGAGGCAAGGAGAAAGGCTGCAGAAGAGGCACGAAAAGCAGCAGAAGAGGCAAGACGAAAGGCTGAGGAAGAGCGCAAGGCACAGGAGAGAGCTGCAATGGCACAGGCTATGACACCACCTGAGGATGCACAGCCAGCACCAGTAGAGGAATCACAGCCGGAACCACAGAAGATGGTAGTCAAGTTTGAGGTTGAACTTACAACAGAAGATGCAACGGCTCTGAGAGAGTTCTTCCAGAGCAGAAATATAACATTTAGAGCGATTAAGTAGGAGGTAACAAGATGATTAAGTCAGAAATGGGATCAGGATCAATGAGAGGAACAACACCTGTGCTTATATCAGAATTAGCACTTGCAATGAAGAGTTTAAGAGAGTCGCTTGTTAAAAGATATGGAGAGGTTGCTACAGAAGAAATGATAAGCAGAGCCATGGAAGCGTCCAAAGCTGAGGGAGACCTTGACGAGATTATGAGTGACCTCATAGATGATGTTTTATTTAAGATATTGCCAAAAGCCAATATAAACAAGGACAACATAAGGGAAATGCCACAGGCTCTGAAAGAGGTACTGCACAAGATGTTAGAAGATATGATTATGCATTAGGAGGTATACAAGATGATCGTATTAAATAAAGGTTCGGTGCACTTGGATGGGTCGACAATCATGCTGATCGCCGAAATGATGACAGCTATAAGAAGCGTACGAGCCATCGTGGAAGAAGACTTTGGAACAGATGCGGCAAAGCAGATTATAGACAAGGCTGTAGAGATCGCAAAGTTAAATAGCAGCAGTATTGATATGTTAGACCTGGGGACAGAGTTAATGAGTATAATAGCGGAGGTAGAAAATAATGGCAGTAAATAACAGTTTAGTAGCAAAAAGTAAAGCACAGCAGAATTTTGGAATCACAGCATACCTTACACAGGATGCAATCAAGAATCAGATCAACAAGGTAGTTGGTGGTAAGAATGGACAGAGGTTCATATCTGCTATCGTATCAGCATATAACACCAACCCTACACTTCAGGAGTGCACGAATCAGTCGATTCTTTCAGCTGCACTTCTTGGTGAGAGCTTACAGCTTTCACCATCTCCACAGCTCGGACACTATTACATGGTCCCATTCAACAATACAAAGACTGGTGTCAAGGAAGCTCAGTTCCAGATGGGATATAAGGGATATATTCAGCTTGCGATCCGTTCCGGTCAGTATAAGAGACTGAATGTTGTCGCTATCAAGGAGGGAGAGCTTGAGTATTTCGATCCACTCAACGAGGACATCAAGGTTAATCTCATGGTAGATGATTGGGATAAGAGAGAAGAGGCTGAGACAATCGGCTACTATGCAATGTTTGAGCTTGTTAATGGATTCAGGAAGACAATGTATTGGAGTAAGGCTCAGATGCTTGCTCATGCGGACAAGTATTCACAGGCATTTTATAAGGACGCTGGAAAGGTCAAGACAAAGTACGGAGAGAAGCAGAGAGTATCATTTGCTGACTATGAAGCCGGTAACTATGATCCTCGTGATTCTTGGATGTATTCATCGTTCTGGTATAAGAACTTTGATGGCATGGCATATAAGACAATGCTCCGTCAGCTGATCAGCAAGTGGGGAGTAATGAGCATAGAACTTCAGAAAGCATTTGAGGGTGACATGGCAACCTTGGACGCTGAGGGACGTCCTACATATGTTGAGAATGACAATGATGAGTATGTGGAAGCCACAGCAACAGAGGTGAATAAGCCAGAGAATGCTCAGCCAGAGCCACAGGATGCTCAGAATACACAGAACAGTGTTCAGAATCCACAGCCGACACCGGCAGAAAATCCACAGCCAGAGATGAACGCTGCCGAGGCGGCACTATTCGGAAGTTTCAAGTAGTTACATTGACATTACATAATACATCACAACACGCAGCGTAATGTCTTAGCATATATCCCTGTTGCTCTTATTTTAGGGCGACAGGGGGAAAGGAGTAACAATGGCTTGGAACAGATCACGAGCTAAATACGGCAACAGGAAAGCTGTAATAGACGGCATCACATTTGACAGCAAGAAAGAGGCACAGAGGTATACAGAGCTGAAATTGCTTGAGAAAGCTGGCAAGATAACAGGCTTGCAGCTTCAGAGAGAATTTGAGCTTATTCCAGCTCAGAGAGAACACACAAATGAGATATATGAAAAAGGACCTAACAAGGGCAGATTCAAGCCAGGAAAGCTTTTGGAGTGTAAATGCTCATACATAGCGGACTTTGTTTACTGGGATGGATTTGAAATGGTAGTTGAGGATACAAAGGGCATGAGAACAAAGGAATACATCATAAAGCGTAAGTTGATGCTTTATAAGTATGGAATCAGAATCAAGGAGGTGTGACATGGGTGGCAGAAGCAAAATGGATAAAGCTGGCAACAGATATATTCACAGATGACAAGATTATGCTTATATCTGCTCTTCCCAAGGGAGATTCAATAATCCTCATATGGATTAAACTGTTGTGCCTTGCGGGGCGCATGAATAATAGCGGTGTATTTGCTCAGGGCGGTGTGGCATATACCGCTGATATGCTTGCTACATTGTTTGGCCAGAAGCCAGCCATGGTAAAACAGGCCATAGATATATTTGCAATGTACGGCATGATTGAGATTGTGGATGGAGTGATCACAATTCCAAATTGGGGTAAGTACCAGACGCTTGATCAGCTTGATAATAAAAAGGCTTACATGAAGGATTACATGAGAGATTACAGGGAAAAACAGAAGAGGTTAACAGGTGGTGTTAATAATAAGTCTGATGTAAATGGTTGTAAAACTAACAGTAAAGCTAATGTTAGCCGTACAGATATAGAAATAGATATAGAGAAAGAGAGTAAAAAGAAAAATACAAAAGAAAAAGGCGGGGAGACAGCACCAAAGTCTGAACCAGTGTACAGCGATGATCCAGAGCTTAATGATGCCATAGTGGAGTTCATCAAGTTCCGTAAGGGAATCAAGAAACCTATGAGTGACAGGGCCATAACGCTGATGATGAACAAGCTGGAGTCGTTATCTCACGATAAGAATGAACAGGTACAGATTCTCAATCAGTCGATAATGCAGGGATGGACAGGCCTATATGCGCTTAAGGATGACGGTAAGAGCCGAGGTCAGCCACGGAACGTGAATCCAAATGGATTTGCAAACTTTAAGCAGACTGATAATACAGAGCAGCTTAGTCAGCTTGAGAAGATGCTTGCTGATGAGCTGAACAATAAATAATTAACACACGAAAGGAGCCGAACCTCCGGCCGGGGTAATGCTATAGCGGGTTCCTGAGAAGTGAATGACATATAGAGAGTTTTTAGAGAGCAAGATAGAGCTTGCTACTGACAGCGGCTTTGAGGTCGATAAGAGCCGCATAAATAAAGCTCTAAAGCCACATCAGGGTGATGCGGTGGCATGGGCGCTGAAGGGTGGACGTAGAGCCTTGTTTGAGTCGTTCGGACTTGGCAAGACTGCACAGGAAATTGAATTCTGTCATCAGGCAGCAGAACATACAGGTGGTAGAGCATTGATTGTATTACCGCTTGGAGTTAAACAGGAGTTTACAAGGGATGCTGTGGAGCTCCTGGGCTATGAGAAGCCAGAATATTGCCGAACCATGGAAGAGGTTGAGGCAAGCACAAGTCAGATCGTTCTGACGAACTATGAGAGAGTGAGAGACGGTGATATAGATCCAGCGTACTTCGACGCAACGTCACTGGATGAAGCAAGTGTACTCCGGAGCTTTGGAAGTAAGACATATCAGACATTCTTGGATAAATTCAAGAACGTTCCATATAAGCTCGTAGCAACGGCTACACCATCGCCGAATAAGTACAAGGAGCTTATACACTATGCCGGATATCTGGAAGTCATGGACACAGGACAGGCACTTACAAGATTCTTCCAGAGGGATTCAACAAAGGCAAATAACCTGACACTGTACCCAAACATGGAAGATGAGTTCTGGCTATGGGTTTCCAGTTGGGCATTGTTCATCACAAAGCCATCGGATCTCAATCCAGATTATTCCGATGATGGTTATGTACTCCCGCCACTGGATGTGAGATGGCACGAGATACCAATACACTACGGAGATTCAGTTGACAGGGACGGCCAGATGGAGCTGTTCACTCAGGCAAGTACGGGACTCAAAGAGGCTGCTAAAGTCAAGCGTGAGAGCATTGATGAGAGAGTTGCGAAGATGAAAGAGATAGTTGACAGCTCACCTGAGGATAATTTCATCTTGTGGCACGACCAGGAAGCAGAAAGGCACGCTATCAAGAAAGCCCTGCCGGAGACAGTGGATATATACGGATCCATGGATTACGACCTTAGGGAGCAGAGAGTCATAGACTTCAGTAATGGCAAGACAAGGTTATTTGCCACCAAGAAGTCAATCAGTGGTTCAGGATGTAACTTCCAGCGGTTTTGTCACCGGGAGATATTTGTTGGCATTGACTATGAGTTCAATGACTTCATACAGGCGGTGCATAGGTGTTACAGGTTCCTGCAGCAGGACACAGTAGTTATAGACATCATCTACATGGAGAATGAGCGGGAGATCAAGGATGCACTGATCGAGAAGTGGAAGAATCATAATCACATGGTCAAGAAGATGATCGAGATCGTGAAGAAGTATGGACTTGATTCAGCAAACAAAACGGAGAGATTAGAGAGGAAGATGGGTGTGGAAGGTACAAGAGAAGAGAGAACGGTAAGAGGTAAGCATTATGAGGCTGTGTATGGCGACTGTGTGGAAGAGACAAGGGCAATGGAGAGCAATAGCGTTGATTTGATACATACGTCGATACCGTTCGGCAATCACTACGAGTACAGCGCAAATTATAACGACTTCGGACACAATCAGGATACAGAGAGGTTCTTTGAACAGATGGACTTCCTGACACCGGAGCTTTTGAGGGTGCTGAAGCCGGGAAGAGTGGCAGCCATCCACGTTAAGGATAGAGTGCTGTTTGGAAATGCCACTGGCACAGGAATGCCGACGATTGAGCCATTCCACGCTGACTGCATAGAACACTATATGCGTCATGGCTTCCAGTATTTTGGAATGATAACAGTGGTTACGGATGTTGTAAGAGAGAATAACCAGACATACCGGCTCGGATGGACTGAGCAGTGCAAGGATGGCACCAAGATGGGTGTGGGATGTCCGGAATACATTTTGTTGTTCCGTAAGCTGCCAACGGACCACAGCAAGGCATATGCTGATGAACCTGTCACAAAGTCCAAAGACGAATACACAAGGGCACAGTGGCAGATAGATGCTCATGGATACTGGAGAAGCTCAGGAGACAGACTGATAAGCAAAGGGGAGCTTGAGGGTGTATCTGTGGATAACTTACAGAGAGTGTACAGGCAGTACAGCAGAGAGCACGTATACAACTATGAGGAGCATGTGGCACTTGCAAAGTATCTTGATACTGACGGCAGACTTCCAGCTACATTCATGGTGGTTGCTCCGGGATCTTGGAATCAGATTGAGGTATGGGATGACATAAACAGGATGAGGACGCTCAACACGACACAGAGCAGACGAAGGGCAACGATGCACGTGTGCCCGTTGCAGCTTGATATTGTTGAGAGGATCATCAACAGATACAGCAATCCGGGCGATGTGGTATATGATCCGTTCGGCGGTCTTATGACTGTACCGATGATGGCGGTCAAGATGCACCGGTTCGGTAAGGGTTGTGAACTGAATCCGGATTACTTCAGAGATGGTGTTGGATATCTGCAGTCTGAGGAGAATGAGGTTGATTCACCGACGTTGTTTGATTTCTTAGAGGTGCAGCCATGATAAACGGAGAACTTATTGTTGATAACTTTGCCGGAGGTGGTGGAGCATCAACAGGAATTGAGATGGCAACAGGATACAGTGTTGATATAGCTATCAACCATGACCCGGAAGCCATAAGGATGCATAAGGTCAACCATCCAAACACAAAGCACTATTGTGAGAATGTGTGGGCGGTTGATCCTGTGAAGGCCTGTGAGGGACACCCGGTAGCTCTTGCCTGGTTCTCTCCGGACTGCAAGCATTTCAGCAAGGCCAAGGGTGGGAAACCAAAGGATAAGAACATCAGAGGCCTTGCGTGGGTGGCCTGCAGATGGGCGGCACTTGTGAGACCGAGAGTGATTATGCTTGAGAATGTCGAAGAGTTCAAGACATGGGGACCGCTCAACAGAGGACATCATCCAATAAGGGCAAAGCAGGGAGATACATTCAGGCAATTTGTAAAGCAACTTAACGAACTGGGTTACGAGGTACAGTTCAGAGAGCTTGTGGCGGCAGACTACGGAGCACCGACCAGGAGAAAAAGGTTTTTCATGATCGCAAGGTGTGATGGTGTACCTATCATGTGGCCAAAGCCTACACATGCACCGGCAGACAGTGAAGAGGTCAAGGCGGGACTGCTAAGGCCTTACGTTGGGGCATATACACAGCTTGATTTCAGCCTGCCATGTCCAAGTATCTTTGACACATCAGAGCAGATCAAAGAGAAGTATGGCATCCGGGCGGTGAGGCCACTTGCACCAAAGACTATGCAGAGGATTGCAAGAGGGCTGAAGAAGTTTGTCCTGGATAATCCGGAACCATTTATCATTCATCACAGCAGTGAGAGAAAGCCACAGGACATAAGGGATCCAATGCCGACAATCACAGGAAAGCACGGATATGGAGTTGTAGAACCATATATGGTTCAGATAGGTCAGACTGGATTCTCTGCAGATCGTAGCAAAGATGTGAGAGAACCTCTTACAACTATTGTCAGCAAGAATGAGCGCTGTCTAATAAGTCCTACACTTATTCAATATCATTCGGAAACCAATTCAGACGAGGTGCGGGGTCAAGGCATAGAGGATCCGATCATGACAGTGGACAGTTCAAACAGATATGGCCTTGTGACTTCGTTCCTCAGTAAGTTCTACAAAACAGGAATAGGACAGGATGAGAGAGAGCCGCTGCATACAGTTACAACATCAGCCGGACATTTTGGAGAGGTCAGAGCATTCTTGATTAAATACTACGGAGAGGGTACAGGGCAGGATATAGAACAGCCGCTTGACACAGTGACATCAAGAGACCGGTTCGGTCTTGTAACAATCCAAGGTGTTGAGTATCAGATCGTGGATATTGGTCTCAGAATGCTTGAGCCAAAGGAGTTATATGGGTGCCAAGGGTTTCCGGATGATTACATCATAGATCATGACAACACAGGTAAGACATATTCAAGAAGTGAACAGGTTAAGAGATGTGGAAATGCAGTCTGTCCACCTATACCGGCGGCGATGGTGAGGTCGAATCTTCCAGAGCTTTGTGTAAGAAAAAGGATGCCAAACATGAGAATAGGCGAAGAAGAGAACGGACAGTTGTGTTTTGTATAGATAGAGGAGGTATGGAATGAACGATTTGAAGATATTTGAAAATAAAGAGTTTGGAGAGATCAGAACAGTAATAGAGAACGGCGAGCCTTGGTTTGTTGGAAGGAGAGAACATAGACGATGACAAAAAGACCAGAGATAACGGCAATATTATCACTCTCAATTCAACGGCACATCAACCCTAACAACGATCCAAGAATATATTGGGCAAGGGAAGTGACTTTTGACTATGCCACCACGAATGCGGTGCGTGTGGATTTTATGAAATTTAAGCCGGTAAACAATACAGTGTCCGGCATAGAGAAGGGAGACTTCTACTGCTATGAGGTTAAGTCCTCGGTAGAGGATTTTCACTCGAAGAATGGTCACAATTTCCTAGGAGACTATAACTACTACGTGATGCTTGAAGAAGTATACGAACAGGTTAAGAAAGAAATTCCATACCAGGTAGGCGTGTATGTTCCGGACAGAATGAACCACTGGGGCGAGTGGTACGACCTCAAGGTGATCAAGAAGGCAAAGAGAAAAGATAGGAGTAGACCGGTATCAGAGATGTTGTTGATGATGTTTAGATCTGCAGCCAGAGATAGGAGGTAATGCAAGGACATGACAGAATTTGAGATAGATGCAATATTTAACACCATCTGCCGACCGGGGCGGGTGGTGAGGATCCTCACGAAGAGCGGAAAAGAGGAGAATATCCCAGTGAGAGTTTGGAAGCGATGGACAATCATCAAGGTATATGAGCACCATGTACTGATGCAGAGCGAACAGGGATATCATGAGAGCTTTGGTAAGTGGGATATACGTAACATGATCAGGAACGGAGGGATACGATGGAAATAACACCAGTAAGAGAAGAATGCTGCCATACATGCAAATACAGAGGTAGAGAAATACCATGTAGTTCATTTTGTAATAACTGTTCTCAAAGTACAGGTAATTGTGAGATTGTGAAAAGAATGGTTGAGAAGTTAGCCGAATACGAGGACTTAGAGGAACAGGGCAGACTTGTTAAGTTACCAATCGAAGATAAAAAAGGTGATTGTAGAGAATGTGTCCATACAAAAACGCAATGCCATCACATGGAATATAAGTGTTCAGAATGTCCTCTCACAGAATTGTTTTGCGATGAATTTTATTTAGCTATAGATAGATGTTATGAGGATGCATATGCTAACGGATGCCTTGCCGGTATGGACTTAGCAAAATCCGAGGCCGAGGCAAAACTGAAAGAATTGAGGTAATCAGAATGGAAAAGTATAAATGTATTAAAGAATTTTATCTCCCAAAATATGACGAGGATGACAGTCCTACTGACGAATATATAACAATTCACAAAGGGAGTATATATGAGCACACAGAGGGCTATATAGGTGAATCGGATATACGATTGTATTTAGACTATGGAGACGATGACTATGGTTATCTTGATATTTCTTATGAAACATTAGAAAAGTATTTTGAAAGAATTGCATAAACTGAGAGAATTGGTAGGTAGGACAGATGGAAGATAGATATTTATTTAAGGCGAAACATTTTAAGAAATGGCATATAGGGAATATCGTAAAAGAGCCAGACGGACTTTATATAAGAGATATAAAGGAAAATGTAATGACATATATAAATGATGAATCCACCATCTGCCAATGCACCGGCTTGAAAGATAAGAACGGCAATCTGATCTGGGAGAATGATATTGTAGAACTCTTTGGACATAGAGGAGTTATTAAGTATGCGTGTGGCGGTTTTGGTATTGAGTATCGAAAAAATATTGATTGGGAAGAAATACAAGCCAATATTATGCGTGTTACAGGGTGTGAAAACATTTTATATGCTTGCGAAAACGATAATTACATATCATTGTGGGAAATCTATTGGAATTTTAATGATGAGGATGATTCGGTAAGCACAGTAGAGGTTATCGGTAACATTTTTGATAATCCAGAATTGATAAAGGAGATTTGAGCAAATGGTTAAAAGAAAACTGTATAAATGGATGTTCAAAAAGATATACTTTAGAATTTGCAATATCGAACAGGGATTTTTCATGGCAGGATACACGGACAGATCAAATGACTGCATCAGATTGGAGAATCTGCTGAATAAATACAAAGAATATATTATTTACTAGAGAGGTGATACATAATGGCATACGCAGGCAAATGTGATAGATGCGGCGGGTTCTATGACCTGCCGTTTGAACACGGAGCAGCAATAAGGGCAAGGATAGTTGATGTGTTCGATGATACAGTAGAGACAATGGATTTATGTTCGGACTGCATGAGTGAGCTCCACAGCTTTCTTGGTGGGGCAGAGCTCAATGATCCGCTTGGAGAAAGACAGATAGGGTTTAAGGCTCAGGTAGATCCGTACAATCATCTGATGAACAGGTTTACTCGGAAGGAGTGAGGCGGTGAAAGCGAAAGAGTATTTGAAACAGGTGGAGCTTCTTGATGTGAAGATCAGACAGAAGAAGATAGAACTTGCAGGACTCAGGGAAGATGCAACCTGTACAGGGGCATTCGATTATTCAGCTGAGAAAGTGCAGACAAGCACTAAAGCTGATTCTATGAGCAATAAGGTGGCAAAGTATGTTGACCTTGAAAATGAGATTCATGAGGACATAGAGAGGTTCACGGAGCTCAAGCATAAGATGATAGGACAGATACACATGCTTGATGACATAACATACATGAAGATCTTATTTAAGAAGTATATAGAATTTAAGACCTTAAAGACTATAGCAAAAGAAATTGGGTATTCATATGATCGGACAAGGCATGCTCATGGATATGCCTTGTTGGAGTTTGAAAGAGCGTGCTTAAATGAGAAAGTCGACACACTTTAGCACAAAAAAGCACACTTTAGCACAACATAGCACATTGTAAACGTGGTATACTGCAATGGTAAAATTATATTGATTCATAAGGGACATGACCGTTTGCCATTTCGGTTGTGTCCCTTTTCTTATGCCCAGTGGTTAAAATGTAAACTCCTAAATCGTAAAATGTGAAAATGCCGTTATTGATTCTCTCCCCCACTGGGCTATTTTGTTTGAGGTGAGGTTTGAAGTGAGATATGAGTAAGATTAAAAGGTTTGAGGTCGTAAGACCTGAATATAGTTTTGAATACATACATCCTGTACTTGGTAGATTGGCTTTACCAATAGCCATGATAAAGGTGATGGTTAATTGCACTAAGATATATAAATTTCAGCCAACTATAAATTTGGGTGGAGAGGTAAAGAATGTATGTAAACCGCTGTACAAGATTGTGATCCCGAAGAGAGTGAGAAAGTAACAGAAAGAAGGTGTGACATTTGGGAGCAATAACAGAAAAGCAAAAAAGATTTGCAGATGAATGGCTGGTTGACCTTAATGGCACACGAGCTTATAAGGCTGCTTATCCATCTGTGAAAAAGGATGAGACCGCAAGAGTTAATGCAAGTAGATTGCTAACAAATGCTAACGTCAAAACATATATTCAGGAACGTCAGAAAGAGCGTGAAAAACGCACAGAGATTACTCAGGACAGTGTATTACGAGAACTTGCACTTATCGCATTTGCAAAGGCATCTGACTATGCAAGAGTAGTTGAAAAGGATGCCATGGTAGAAGTTGATGGAAACATGGTCCCGGTACTTGACGAGGACGGCAATCAGGTGAAATACAGGACAGTAGAGCCTATCCTGACGGATGAACTGACAGAGGATCAGAAAAAAGCTATTGCAGTTATAAAAAAGGGTCGAGACGGCTTTGAAATAAAGCCTTACAGCAAGATACAGGCATTAGAGCTCCTGGGTAAGCATTTGGGTATGTTCACAGAAAAGGTGGAAGTGAAGAATACCACACCGAATGTATTTGAGGGGCTTACAACCGAAGAATTGAAGAAACTTATTGATGACGTTTGATAGACATGACCCTTTATTACAGCAACAGCTAAAAATAGAGCTATCAAGGAGAGAGTTCTGGTCATATTGCAAGCTGACCTCTCCTGACTTCTACAGTAACGACAGAGGCTTTCTGCATGATCTTGCGGATAAGCTGCAGTGGTTCGTAGAAGAAGCAGAGCAACAGATAATGGTGGTGAATATGCCACCAAGACACGGAAAATCACGAACAGCTACTAAATTTGTTCAGTGGTTATTTGGTAAATATGGTATAGACAAAAAGGTTATGACAGGATCATATAATGAGACCCTGTCAGGAACATTTGCAAAGGCTGTCAGGGATGTTATAGCAGAAAAGCCTACAGAGGGCATTCTGACATATGGAGATATATTCCCTGGCACAAAAATAAAATACGGAGAGGCTGCAGCACAGAAATGGAGTCTTGAGGGCAGCCAACAGGCCAATTACCTTGCAACTTCTCCGACAGGTACAGCAACAGGATTTGGCTGTAATATCATGATAATAGATGATCTTATCAAGAATAGTGAGGAAGCCTACAATGAATCAGTATTGCAGAAGCAGATTGACTGGTTTAACAATACAATGCTGTCCAGAACTGAAAATGATTTCAAGATCATCATAATAATGACAAGATGGTCAACAAAGGATTTAGCCGGTTATGTACTTGCAAATTATGACGATGTAGTACATATCAATTACAAGGCAGTACAAGACGATGGAACAATGCTCTGTGAAGCTATCCTGTCATATAAGGACTACAAGATAAAAACAAAGAACATGAATAAGGATATAGTCCTTGCGAATTATCAGCAGGAGCCAATAGATGTCAAAGGCAGATTATACAGCCATATCAAGACATATACGGATATTCCAAGGGATAGTAAGGGCAATAACCTGTTCAAATATATATTGAATTATACAGATACAGCGGACACAGGTAGTGATTATCTGTGTTCTATTTGTTATGGCATGTATGAGAGTACATACTACATACTTGATGTTTTATACACAAAGGAGCCAATGGAAGTTACTGAGCCGGCAACAGCTCAGATGCTGACAAACAATAACGTTGGTAATGCTTTAATAGAGAGCAATAATGGCGGTCGAGGATTCAGCAGAAACGTTATAAGAGAACTGAAAGCTTTGGGAAATACTCACACTAAAATACAGTGGTTCTTTCAGTCAAAGAATAAGACATCAAGGATCCTGTCAAACAGTACAGGAGTAATGCAGAACATTCTCTTCCCTGTGAACTGGGAAGATAGATGGCCAAAATTTGCAGAAGCGATAAGGAAGTATCAGAAAGAGGGTAAGAACGCTCATGATGATGCACCTGACGCTCTGACTGGTGTATATGAGAATGATAAGCCTAAGGGAACATGGCTGGTATAGTGAGGTGAAAAGGTGTTAACCACTGATGAAATAAAGGTATTGATTGATAATGACAAAACATCAGATAAGAAGCAGTTCGCCCGGACAGGCGAAAGATACTATGACGGCGATCATGACATAAAAAAGTATAGATTGTTCTACTACAACGCTGACGGCGAATTGGTAGAGGACAAGACTAGGAGTAATGTGAAGATACCACATCCGTTCTTCACAGAGCTGGTTGACCAGTGCACTCAGTATATCCTCTCAGGGGATAAGATAGTTAAATCAAATGATCCTGAGTTGCAGAAGCACATGGACAAGTATTTCAACAACAATGATGAGTTCATGTCTGAGCTTTCTGACACTATCACAGATATGCAGATCAAAGGCTTTGCGTATATGTACGCATACAAGAATGCCAAGGATATGATGTCATTTGCCAATGCTGACAGTATCGGAGTTATTGAGGTCAGAGCCAAGGACACGGACGATGGCTGTGCATACACGATATACCACTATACGGACAGGATAGATAAGGGACACAAGACCATCGAGAGAATACAGGTCTGGGATGATAAGCAGACATATTATTATGTCCAGGTTGATAATGGGGCGGTGGTGTTAGATGATACTGAACCAATCAACCCAAAGCCTCATGTACTTTATACAAAGAATAATGGGGATAAGGCCACCTACTTTGATGGATTTGGCTATATTCCATTCTTCCGGCTGGATAACAACAAGAAGCAGTTCTCAAGCCTCAAGCCTGTAAAGCCACTTATAGATGACTATGACCTGATGGCCTCAAGCCTGTCAAACAACCTCATAGACTTTGATTCCCCACTATATGCTATCAAAGGCTTTCAGGGAGACAACCTGAATGAGCTTCAGACAAACCTCAAAACAAAGAAGATCATAGGTGTAGGTGAGGATGGTGACGTAGATGTCAAGACTGTTGACGTCCCATACCAGGCAAGGCAGGCTAAACTGGAGCTTGATGAGAAGAATATCTATCGTTTCGGCATGGGACTGAACACCGCCGGACTCAAGGACACATCAGCAACTACGAATATAGCCATTAAGGCGGCCTACTCATTGCTTGACCTTAAGGCAAAAAAGATAGAGAAAGCTCTCAGAAAGTTCTTAAGGAAGATAGTAGAGATTGTCATTGACGAGATCAACAAGGCTGAGAACAAGGCATATAAGGCCGAGGATGTTTATTTTGAGTTCGCTCATGAGATTATGAGCAATGCACAGGAAAATGCACAGATAGAGCTTACAGAGGCTCAGGTAAGGCAGACAGAGATCAATACAATACTTAATGTTGCAAGCATACTTAATGATGAGACGATTATCAAAGCTATCTGTGATTGGCTTGATATTGATTATGAAGAGATCAAGGACAAGCTCCCAAAGGATGAAGAGAAAGACGCTGAGAACGCCCAGAAGGCGCTTGATGGCGTCAATATAGATGATGACAGCGAGAACGGAGGTGGAACAGGTGGAGAATGAAGAAAAAAAGATATATAAGATAGACCTTGATACACGAGTGGTCATGGTGCCGGCTGGTGAGGTCATTGGTGTGTATCATGACAAAGATGTGAACCGACTGACTTTTGAAGTACCAGGAATATATAAAGGTATAGATCTCACAGGTTATCAGATATCAATCAATTACATGAATGAGGAAGAGCAGAAAGATGTGTACCTGGTTGAAGACATGCTTGTGACTATGAACATGAACAATAAGCCTGAGAGCATACAATTCAGCTGGCTTGTCGGTGCTACTGCATGTGCAATGCCGGGAACTGTCGGTTTTACTGTATGCTTCAAGAAGCTTGATAGTGAGGGCAATATCCTCAATGAGATCAACACAAAGCTCACAAAGATGAAGGTTCTTGAAGGTTGCGAGGCAGTTGAAGATGAGATTGAAGAGCGGTATATGACAGATCTTGCAGGACAGATGTACAAGGAGCTGGACAAAGTAAAAAAACGTGGCAGTGATGTCAAGAAAAGGCTTGCGGCGGTCATCACTGAAAAGGGAGTTGAGACCGCAAGCGGTGATGGTTGGGATGTGGTTATTGGTAATGCAGAGAAAATCCCAACTGGCGGCTATGTTGTACCGGCACAGGCTATATCAGCTAATGGCGCACATGGTGAAGAGAACATTGTACTGGCACAGGCTATATCAGCTAATGTATATTTAGGAGATAAGGAGGCAACAATATGATTCTTAATAACTTTAAAAAGGTTCTATATTTGACGTCAAAAGGCGGAAATACAGGATGTACAAGAGAAGAACCGGTCAGCCCGGTTAGCATATCCGGAGGAACATCTTCATCTAATCTTATGTATATGAGTTCAGATTTTTGTTCATATATGAAATATCTGCCAAGCGACCTAAACACGAGTAACAATGGAGACTTCTGTATTGCGCTGGGCACAGACGACACACCTGTGACAGCGGACGACTGTAAATGGGAGCATGGGATTGATAATCTGACTAATTCAGGCTATTCACACAAGATAGTAAGCAACAATGGCAATTGGGTATGCAGATACACAAGAACAGTCACCAATGATACGGCAGAAGACATAACAGTCAAGGAAGTGGCGTTGATAATGGTTATAGCAGGCATTAAAGTAATGATCGCCAGGGAAGTCCTCGACCAGCCGGTCACAATCAAACCGGGTGGGATTCAGGCGTTTGGAATTGACATTGGATAACATAAGAAGAATACGAAGACCACATTGTAAGTCATGAAAGATGACTGACAGCGTGGCCTTTTCTTTTACAGAAAAATATGAACAAAGCACAAAAGCAGGTAACACAGGCACAACTAAATAGAGAGAAGCAGACTATCAAGGAGCTCAAGCAAGTATATCAGAAAGCCTTGAGGGATTGTGAACAAAAGATAAGGGAGCTCTCAGAACGAACCGATATGGAAAACTTGCAGAGCATCATCTATCAGAAACAGTATCAGGAGGCTTTGAAAGCACAGCTTGAGGGTGTTCTGAGCAACCTGCAGTCTAACTCATATGCAACTGTGTCTGACTACCTGACGAAGTGCTATAGAGACGGATACACAGGTGTCATGTATGACCTGCAAAAGACAGGTATTCCAATCATCATGCCGATAGATCAGACGGCAGTTGTGAGAGCTATTCAAACGGACAGCAAGCTCAGTAAGTCGCTATATGACAAGATGGGCGAGGATGTGACATACCTCAAAAAAGCGGTCAGGGCAGAGGTATCAAGAGGTATAGCCAATGGATCAACATGGAATGAAGTAGCTGGTAAGCTTTCACGGCACATGGCAAACACTCCGTTCCAGAGGGCTTATAACAATTCTATCCGCATTGCAAGGACTGAAGGGCATCGTATACAGGTACAGTCAGCGCTGGACGCTCAGCACGTAGCAAAGAGCAAAGGTGCGGACATAGTGAAGCAGTGGGATGCCACCCTTGACGGAGCAACGAGAGAACATCATCAGATGCTTGATGGACAGATCCGGGAAGTGGATGAGCCTTTTGAGGTGGCAAATCTCAAGGTTGAGGCTCCTGGAATGTTTGGTCTTGCCTCTGAGGACTGCAACTGTCGTTGCTGCTTATTGCAGAGAGCAAGGTGGGCGCTGGATGATGAAGAGCTTGAGACGCTGAGAAAGCGGGCGGAATACTTTGGATTGGATAAGACGACAGACTTTGAAGAGTATCAGACGAAGTATCTAGGGATAACTCAGGAAGATATTGATAATATAAAAAATAGTGTTAAAATAAAGAAAATTGAATTACCGTCAGAAACCGACAATATAAAGGGAATGTCAAATGAAACAAAACAAGCAATCTGTGATGCATTCGACAAGGTAAAGGAAGAATATAATGTCAGTATAAAGAATATGGAATTAGAGAGCTTGGGAAATGGTAACGAAAGAGTGCCATTTCAGTATGTTCCTGAAAATATTGGTGGTTTTTTGAAGTATAGACTTGTTATAAACACAGATTATGATTTTAATGGAAGTTTAGATGCTTTTTCTGCCAGAATTATGCGCAACCATAATAATGGTTTTCTGTCATCTGAAAATGTGGAAGATTTGATTGCACATGAAATGGCACATATTCTAACATTTCAAAATTGTGACACATTTGGAATGTTTATTCGGGTTGAGGAAGAAGTTAGAGAGAAATTTATAAAAGGTGTGTCAGCGTATGCAGATAGTACATATGATGGTGCGGAAACGATAGCAGAGGCATTTGTAAAATATCGCAAAGGTGAACGCTTACCTGATAATGTAATGAGCTTACTAGAAAAATATGTGTTAAAGAAGGAATATTGATGGTTGTATTTTCACAATGTATGGATTGCCAAAATTATATAGGTAAAGAAAATGAAAAATTTTGTTGCAAGGCATTTCCAAAGGGAATACCAGAGGATGTGCTTTGGAATAAAATAAGTCATGAAGATTATATCGATGGCGACAACGGATATAAATTTGAAAGTATTTACGATAGCACTCCGCAGTAGCAGGGTGCTTTTTTAATGCACAAAAATAGGAGGATAAGAGAATGCAGAAGTACGTAGGAACAAAGCAGATTGAAGCGAGACCGATGACCAGAGAAGAGTACAACAACTACAGGGGCTGGTCTATACCAGCAGACGAGAATCCAAGCGACAAGGGGTATCTTGTCAGGTATTCAGATGGATATGAGAGTTGGTCGCCAGAGAAGCAGTTTAACGAAGCATACAGACCATGTGGCAACATGACGTTTGGAATTGCTCTTGAAATGCTCAAGAAGGGCTTCAGAGTTGCAAGGAAGGGTTGGAATGGCAAAGGAATGTTTGTTGTGTTCCAGAAGGGATATCCTGATGGCATACCATGTAACAAGCAGACTGCAGAAGCCTGGGGAATCAGCGAGGGTGACTTATTCAAGTGTAACCCATATCTGCAGATCAGATGTGTTGATGGTTCACATTCTATGTGGGTGCCGAGTATAAATGATTGCCTTGCTGAAGACTGGGTAATAGTTGAGTAAAAAATAATAGTTAATTTAGATCATGGTAAAAACATGGTCTTTTTTTATGCCCAAAACCGGCTCAAGGCGATAAAACTGTGACCGATAAAAATAACTCCGGCAAGAGTGATAACTGCCATGTGTGGCTACGATTAAAGCCAAGAAAGGATGGAACAATGGAATTAAAGGAACTGTTAGGAGATGACCTGTATAAGCAGGTACAGGCGAAGATTGACGAGAAGAACAGCACGGAGGCAGATAAACTCAAGCATGTCAGATACACAGATCTGTCCGAGGGCAAGTACGTCAGCAAGGAGAAGTATGATTCAGAACTTGAGAAGCTCAACGGACTGATCACCGGCAAAGACACGGAGATTGGCAATGCAAATAAGCTCATTGAGGAGCTCAAGAAAGCTTCTAAGGGTGATGAGGGCATGCAGCAGAAGATATCAACTTACGAGACTGAGAATGCAAGACTCCAGAAGGAGCTTGAAGAGACCAAGGTCAATTCAGCAATCAAGGTGGCACTGCTTGAGGCTCATGCGGTTGATACTGACTACATGACCTATAAGATCAAGGCGGCTCTCAAGGAGAAGAATGAGGAGCTTAAGCTTGATGATGAAGGCCACATAAAGGGATGGGATAACATGCTCACCGACTTAAAGACACAGTTCCCGGCTCAGTTCACAGCTTCATCCGGCTCAGATGATGGCGAGAGGCACATCATAGAGAATAGGCTGCCAGATGGTAATCAGGGCAATACGAATGCAGAACCTAAGGACCTGGCAGAGGCATTGAGACAGAAATATGAAGGGAACAATACCCAGTAATAAGTAGAAAGGAATGGTGAAAACTATGACAATGACATTAGAGGAAATCAAGAAGGGTATGAGTGACAAGGTATTCTCACAGATCGTGGATATCTTCCTCAGACAGTCAACAATACTTCAGATGCTCACATTTGATGATTGCGTATCAGCATCAGGTGGCGGCTCAACAATGAAGTACAAGTATCTCAGAAAGGTACTTCCAGCAACAGCAGAGTTCAGAAAGATAGGGGGCTCTTACACTGCATCAGCGGCTACTAAGCAGGAGTGCGAGGCTAATCTTGCTATCATGGGCGGAGCAGTTCAGATGGATAGAGTACTCAACAGAGTAGCCGGAAACTTTGACAACATGGCATATCAGATAGAGGAGCATATCAAGGCAGTGGTGAACCTCTTCCACTATACACTGATCAATGGTGATGCAACTACAACAGCATCAACTGATCACCCTGAGTTCCAGGGACTTGATTCCATGCTTGCGGGAACAACGACAGAATACGGCACAGACAAGGCTATTGATCTGTCATCTATCACAGCAATCAAGTCTAATGCTGATGAGTTCTATGAGGCACTGAGCCTTCTTGTCAAGACCACAGATGCTGATGCGGTGCTCACTAACACAGAGATGATTACCAAGATTCAGACAGTGGCTCGTATCCTTGGATACAAGACAGAGAGTGAGGAAGCATTTGGAAAGCGTGTCACTACTATTGATGGTGTCAAGCTTGTTGATATGCAGGACTATTACACTGTAAGTAGCGGTGCTGCAACTGCTGGTCACGTAGTCAAGAAGGGACTTTCAAGAACCATCGCAAAGGAGAGCTCGGCAACAACAGGTCTTACAGACGTCTATGCAGTCAAGTTTGACGTAAACGATGGATTCCACGGAATCAGCCTGAATGGCGGTTCAGTGATTGATCAGTATCTTCCAAACTTCAACGAGCCTGGCACTGTCAAGGACGCTGAGGTTGAGATGATTGCGGCCACAGTTCTGAAGAATACACAGCATGCAGGTGTACTCAGAAATATCAAGATTGCATAAGGAAGGATGGGTGATTGATATGGCAACAAAGGAAACGAAGACAGCAAATCAGACAAGTGAAGTTATTGAGCCTGTAGTGGCAGAGCCAAAGACAGAGAGTGAGCCTACAGGATGGACAGTATCTGTTAATAATAACGCTGCTTACTGTGGAATTGGCGCCGGTGGTGTCCAGTTCGCAAACGGAAAGGCAGATATTACATCTAAGCGTATGGCAGATTGGTTCACGGAGCATGACGGGTATACTGTTATCCCTAAGAAGTAAGGCGGTGGTCATATGATCATGACTGTCGATGAACTTAAGAAGTACGTAGACACCAAGGAGAAAGCACCGGTGCTTGAGGCTAAGCTTCAGGCACTTGAGCTCCTGATCCGAAAATATACAAATAATAATTTTCAGGATCGGAACAGGCGGTTTGTGGCTTCTGTAGACGCTGTGACAGGCTTTCAGTATGCATCAGAGCTGTTCAAGGTTGGCGACACTATACAGGTGTCAGAATCACACTACAATGATGGCTTATACACCATCAAGGCTGTAGATATGTATAGTGGACATATAGAGGTGAATGAGGAGCTTGTAAGCGAACCGGTTGCTATGGTGACAAAGATAGTATATCCGATGGATATCAAGCTGGGAGTTGCCAACATGCTTTCATGGGATCTGAACAACAGGGACAAGGTAGGAGTACAGTCTGAGACAATCAGCAGGCATTCTGTGACCTATTTCAATATGGATGGCGACAATTCCCTCATGGGATATCCAAAGTCACTGCTTGGCTTTTTAAAGCCATACATGAAAGCGAGGTTTTGAACATGAGAGGAATAGGTGGAAATGCAGTTGCAGATATACAGGTCAAGAGCATAACCAGAAACGAGATAGGTGAACAGGAAGTTGCATGGGTGTCAGAAGATACCCTGACCGGCTGGCTTGACCTCTCAGGCGGTGACAGTAAGTACACAACATACAATGCCAAGGTGCAGGAGTCTACGCACATGTTCATTGCCGGTTATAAGCCACTCAGCGAGCGCATAAAGGCAGAGAACAGCCGGATGGTGATTGATGGCAGAGTATATGACATCATGCTGATAGATGACCCTATGGGTATGCATGAGCAGCTTGAGATATATCTGAAGTATACAGGAGGGCAGTAATGGGAAATGTGGAGTTCACAGACAACAGAATGAAGGTTGAGAAGGCTCTGAATGACGCTGTATTGGCATACCTGGAAGAATCCGCTGGAGAAATAGAATCACAGGCTAAGAGAAATATGGATAATCTATCAGGACAGTGGTATTCGCAACAAAAAGGTGCATGGACACACTATGTTGATGAAGATAAGCAAGAGGCTATTGTGGGAAATCCTATGGAGGCTATGTTGTGGACAGAATATGGAACCGGAGAATATAGTATATCCCCTAAAGGCGGTAGACATGGATATTGGATATATGTCAAAGATGGAACTAGTTCGCCGCCAACGGATTATGTATACAAGGGTGGCAAGCAGTACACCCTGGCAGAGGCGAAAAAGATTGTCGCAATCCTTAGAAACAGAAAAGACAACCCTTTAGATGCTCACTATACAAGAGGACAGAGGCCGCATAGAACTTTACAGAAGGCTTTTGACAAAACAAAGGGCAAGATCATCCGGCGGCTTGGTACAATCCTCAATAATACATTCAGAGAGTAAGGCGGTGATGGCATGACAGGCGAGACATTATCATATATCAACAGTGTACTCAAAGATGAGCTTGAGATTCCATATGCATTCATGGAGTGGCAGGATGATCCACCAAAGGCATACTTTGTTGGTGATTACTCCGAGGGTGATACTCCTGAAGAGGATGGGTGTCAGGAAATAACATTCATAATAGATGGATTCACACGAGGCTCGTGGTTCAGCCTGGAGAAGTACAAGCAGAAGATAGAACAGAATATTGAACGAACGGCAATCCTTGCAAGTGGTGCGGGGGTTGCCGTTTCTTATGGGAATGCGTCACCAGTGCCAACAGGGGATGCAGACCTCAAACATATACAGATCAATTTGACTATTAAAGAATGGAAGGTGATTATATCATGGCAGAAGCATTAACTTTTGAAGAGTTTAAGTCATCCGGCATCACAAGTAAGACACCGAAGAACATAGTGTTTGGTGCCGGAACGATTCACAAGGGCTTGAAGTATGACGCATCAAAAAAGACATGGAACTTTGCTGAGTCTCTGATTGGTGCTACATCTGGCGGTACAAAGCTGTCAATCAAGCCTGAGCTCAAGGATATAGAGGTCGATGGTGAGCTTGTTAAAGTTAAGGAGTTAACAGTTAAGACAGGTGAGACAGCACAGATGGATACTAACATGGTGGAGCTGTCGCCTGAGACGATCAAGATGGCTATTATCGGACAGAATGGCACATCAACGGCGGAAGGATACGATGTGATCGAATCTAAGGCAAGAATCGAAAAGGATGATTACATTGAGAACTTCGGATATATTGGAAGATTCTTAGATGGTCGTCCTGTAATCGTGATCTTTGACAATGCGCTCTGTACATCAGGCCTTGAGATAGAGGGCAAGAACAAGGAGAATGGCACATTTGCGCTGACAATGGAGTGCTATGCGGATCTGTCACCGGCAGCTGATACACTGCCATACCACATCTATCTGCCTACCGGCACGACAACGGAGCAGGCTCAGCAGTCTATAGATTCCAGTACGGAAGTAACAGACTAATTGACATAGAAAAATAGAAAAGGAGAGATAATCATGGGAACAACCGAGATAAAAGAGAACAAAGATATAGAAGCAGTAGAGAATGCCGAAGTAGTTGAAGATACTGAGGCAGTAGAGGATGTGCAGGAGATCAAGCCATATACGCTTAGAAATCCCAAAGCAACAGATATAGCCGCATTCTTGAAGCTGTTCAGCAAGCTGGGGGTAAAGGACTTGAAAGATTCATTCAATGGCAATGGGTTCAAAGAGCTTATAGCCAAGGAGCGTGAGAAGGCTTCTGGTGATGGTGAGGATGATGAGGACACATCGAAGTTCCTTGAGAATGTGGGTATTGGTCTTGCATTCGGGCTTGTAGATGTGATCCTGACAAAGCTGTCAGACTGTCAGCGTGAGGTATTTGTCTGCCTGTCACACCTGTCAGGAATGACAGTGGATGAGGTAGCAGATCTTGACCTCTCTGTATTCACACAGATGCTGTATGATGCGGTCACACTTCCGGGCTTTGCGGATTTTATCAAGGTTGTTTCAAGATTATACAAGAAGAATCGTTAGGATATCTCAGGTTCATGGATCTGATATTTCGCAGATATGCGGATCCATACACTCTGCTTGACACGATGATAGCAAACGGAGATTTTACAGACTTTGTCTGCACATTTGTAAGACTCGATGACGATGATAAGTTATGGGATATGTACATACACAAATGCTGGGAGAACATTTCATTTAATGACTTCAAAACGAGAATATATGGCATATCAGGAGACGGCACACAGCCGGTTAGGTCAGGAAGTTTTGACAGCAGAGACGAACTTGAAACAACCATAAGGGATTCTATGTCTATCATAGAGAATTTTGAACCATAGAGGCACACAGACGTGTGTCTCTATTTTTTTAATTTTTGAGGAAAGGGGGTAAACCCTTTTTGGAAGTTTTTAAAATATTAGGGCGAATAGCCGTAGATGCAAGCGAGGCAAAAAAGAGTCTGGACGAGACTAGTGAGAAAGCGAGCAAGACTCAAAGCAAACTAAGCAAGTTCTTTCAAGATATTGGAAGGTCGGCAACAAAAAGCAGTTCTGAAATAGCAGAAGGGAATGCTAATACAGGAAAGAGCCTGTCACAGATAGCTGCTGAATCAGGTAAGACTGTAAATCAGTTAAAAAGCGATGTTGGAAAGGCTGCAGCAGAATATCGAAAACAGGGTATGAGTATGTCTGACGCAATGAAAAAAGCCTATGCTGATATTGGTTATGTAGCCGGTGAAACCCATAAAAAAATTGACAATAACCTTGATAAAACAGGAAAGAGAACCGTAGATATTAAGGGAAAAATGAAGTCGATGTTTTCTGCTATAGGTAAAGGAGCCGCTACATCCATAAAAGCACTGGCAAAGGTGTCTGTAGCTGTGGCTAAGATTGGCGTTGTAGCAGCCACTGTCGTAGCTACAGGTATAGCAGGGCTCACAACAAAAGCTGTGACAGAATATGCGGATTATGAGCAGCTTGTCGGTGGTGTTGAGACGCTGTTCAAAGACAGCTCCGATAAGGTCGTGGAATATGCAAACAATGCATATAAGACGGCTGGACTTTCGGCAAATGAGTACATGGACACTGTCACAAGCTTTTCTGCATCACTGTTGCAGGGACTGGATGGCGACACGACCAAGGCGGCTGAGAAAGCAAATCTTGCTATCACAGATATGTCAGATAATGCCAACAAAATGGGAACTGATATGGCATCTATACAGAATGCATATCAGGGATTTGCAAAGCAAAACTACACCATGCTTGACAACTTGAAGCTTGGTTATGGTGGTACTGCATCTGAGATGGCAAGGCTTATCAATGATTCTGGTGTACTCGGTGACACCATGACTGTGACAGCAGATAACGTCAATAGTGTGTCATTCGATAAGATGATTGAGGCTATTCATGTTGTGCAGACTAACATGGATATAACAGGCACAACCGCAAAAGAAGCAGCCACAACAATACAGGGTTCCATCGGCATGATGAAGTCCGCATGGGCTAATCTGCTCATAGGTATGGCTGACCCATCTCAGGATATGGGAGTGCTGATGAACAACCTTGTTGATTCGGCTATGGCTGTAGCAGATAATCTTGTACCAAGGATAGCCGATACACTGCCGAGGGTTGTTACCGGTATATCAAGTCTTGCACAGAAGCTGGCACCGTACATACCGCCTCTTATTGAGCAGTTACTGCCATCGTTGATACAGGGAGCGACATCGTTGTTGTCTGAGGTGGTCAATAATCTGCCCGGAATACTAGAGACACTACTGCCCGGCATAGGTGGGGAATTGGGCCAGTCGATATCAACCGCTCTAAATTCTGTTTTTAGCACTCTGACATCGATTTTACCATCGATTCTGCAGTTAGTGGGACCAGTACTGACAACATTGTCAACATTGCTTGATTTACTTTTACCACCGATGATGCAGATCATTCAGACGATCTTGCCACCGCTTACAAACCTGATAAATATGCTCCTGCCGCCGGTGACTCAGATTATTCAGTCTTTACTGCCTGTTTTGATGGCTATTTTGCAGCCTATACTTGAATTGTTACAGCCGTTTTTGGATATGTTGACACCGATTATCGACTTGGTAATGCAGGTAGTCACACCACTGACAGATCTTATCAATATGATATTACCACCACTGGTGGAATTACTTTCGATGCTGATGGAAGATTATCTAAATGTGCTGAAACCAATCCTTGAATGGTATTGTAAGATGCTTTCAGGGACGCTTAAAGCTGCCATCAAGTTGATAGTTACAATGATCAATAACTGTAAAGAATCATTTACTGCTGCATGGCGGGGAATCAAGAAAGCGTGGAACGCTGCACCTGAGTTCTTTAGTGGAATATGGTCAAGTATTAAGGGTACATTCTCTGCTGTAGGCACATGGTTTAGTGATATATTTGGCAAGGCTTGGGCTGGTATAAAGAATGCATTTTCACCGATGGTGAATTTCTTTAGCTCCACCTGGCAAAAGATCAAGAACATATTTAGCAAGGTCGGAACAGCAATAGCGGACGGCCTGAAAGGTGCTGTGACATCAGCGGTCAATGCGATACTGAGCAAGGCTACAGGAATCATCAACGGCTTTATCCGGGCAATTAACTCGGCTATATCTATTTTGAATAAGATCCCTAAGGTGTCGATATCAAGGATAGATGAACTTGATGCTCCTCAGCTTGCTGAAGGTGGTGTGCTTAAGCGTGGTCAGGTCGGTATCCTTGAGGGTAATGGAGCTGAGGCTGTAGTGCCACTTGAGAAGAATACTGGCTGGATCAAGAAGGTAGCCGAGGATATGACAGAGGCTACAGGTGGAGCAGTGACTGGTGATTCGGAATCACTGAAGGTACTTTATAAGATACTGGAGATTATAAGACACATAGATGACAACATGTATGAGTGGATACTGACAGCTCTTACAGAGGGTGTGAGATTGAAACTTGACGGCAGAGAGTTCGGAAGGATGGTGAGAAATGCTTGAACAGCTTAAATATGTGAATCATCTCGGTGAAGTTATAGAGTTTGGCAAAAAGGGATTATTTTCCAATTCTAATGACCTCAGAGATTATGAATGGACATATGACAGCAGCAGGAACCGTGCCGAAAATTTCAGAACAGGGGTGGTCTCAAAGACCATCCCTGTTGTTATATCGGCAGAAAGTAAGAAGAAGTGTATCGATCTTAAGAATAGACTGTATGAAGTCTGTGAAAAAGACATCATAGCAGAACAGAAAGGGAAGCTCTATATAGGTGATTACTATCTTGAATGCTATGTGTATAGCTCCGTCAAGAGCAATTATCTTGATACCGGTACAACAATTAACATATCCCTCAAAGTAGTTGCAGACAGCAACGAGTGGATAAAGGATGAGATACATAGCTATAGGTATATACCAGATACGTCCACAGATGGTAAAGGCTATGAATACGACTATGACTATGACTATGCTCCGATGACAGATCACATAGGTAAGCTCAGTGTTGATGATATGAAGTCATGCAATTTTATATTAGATATACACAACGGTGCTGCTGATCCTGTCATATATATAGACAATCATTGTTACAGCGTTAAATGTATTGTTAGTGCCGGGGAGCATTTGATAGTCAATACCGCAAAATCTACGGTGACGCTTGTGAAAGCCGATGGTGATACTGTAAATATGTTTAGATACAGAGACAAGCAAAGCAATGTATTTAAAAGGATATTACCAGGCGATCATCGTGTGATGTGGAATGGAAGTTATGATTTTGATATAACAATCATACACGAAAGGGGCGAGCCAAAGTGGACATAAAGCTTGTATATACGGACCCGGTAAGGATAGAGCAGGGCTATTTGCATAATTTCAGTGCAGATGTAGACGTTGCTAAAGATAAGGATTTTGAGATTACAGTAGCTCAGGACAACAACATCCTGCAAGGCGGCTCTTGGTGGTATATCAACAATACTGAATACGGTGGCATAGTTGATAATGTTGGAGTTGTTACTGCGGACAGGGAGATTAGATATACTGGTCGGAATCTCAGAGGCATTTTGTGTGATAAGATAATCGAACCACCTCAGGGTGAAGATTACAGAGTTGTATCAGGCGATGCCGTCGCAGTGATCAACAACCTCATTGAAGAGGCTGGACTTAGCAGCATATATAGGATGACAGGCGAATCATGGAATGTACAATCATTTCAGTTTAACAGATATGTGAGTCTCTATGATGGCATATGTGCGTTACTGAACACCCAGAACAAGGTTCTCAGGCTTGTGATTAAAGATGGATATGTGACTATGAGCAGTGTTACATCTTACGATTATACAGAAGATAAGGATTGTATGAGGTCTGATATTAACTACAATATCACACAGATCAAGAACGGATATAATCATCTTATCTGCCTTGGTCAAGGAGAGCTTAAAGATCGTCAGGTGCTGCATTTGTATGTGGACAGCCAAGGAAACATCACAGATACAAAAGTATATACAGGCATGAAAGAACGCACAGCTGTGTATGATTACAGCTCAGCCTCCAGTATTGACGAACTCAGAACCGGAGGCATAGCAAGACTTCAGGAGCTCAATGCAGACAGTCTTGACATGACACTTCCGGATATGTCAATGCAGATAGGTGATATAACTGGGGGCACAGAGAAAATCACAGGAGCAGTCGTTAAAAAGCAGATAACAAATATCGTAGCGAAAATAGATGATAATAGCATAGACATTGAATACTTGGTGTCGTAGCGGAAAGGGTGGAAATATGAAGATAGTAACAGGCAAGACAGGAAAGCAGCATGTAACAAGCGCAGATGATAGAGTGTTGAATCAGGCCATATGGGGAGAGTCCGGTATCATATCTGGTGAGAGACCATTACTGATAGATGCAAACACGCTTAGAGTGACTCCTTGTGAGATATTACATCAGGGATGTCATGCAAGGATCCTTCCGGGCGAATACGAAGATTTGAAAATTGGCAGTGGAGTAACAGGGCAGAAGCGCATAGATCTTATAGTTGCAAGATACTACATGGATGCTGATGGCATTGAGAGTATGTCATTGATAGTCGTCAAGGGAACGGCTGTATCAAGTGGCACCCCGGTAGCCCCCGAAATATATACAGGAGATATAAACGCAGGAGCTGCAGTAGCAGACCTCCCGCTTTGGTCTATATTGATAGATAATCTGAGTGTTGGAGATCCTGAACAGATATGTGTATCATTGTCGAATTTAAAGGATAAAGTATCACACGGTGAGACATATTCTAAAGAAGAGGCGGATGGAATCGTGAAAGAGGTTAATGCGCATATAACTGAAGTGGAGCAGGTTGTAGCGGCTGTTGGAAATGTTGCTTCAGAGGCTAATGATACAGCACAGAGTGCCGCAAAAAGTGCACAGTCTGCTGCAACCGCTGCAAAGTCAGCATCAGATGCAGCAGATGCAGCACAGATTGGGGTAGAACGAAACGCTGACAGCATCGAAAAGACCACAAAGATAGCCAAGACCGGCCGAGTCATAAGCAAAACGTCAAGAATTAAGACTACTATTGATGCTAACACAGGAATCAGTGGCGATATGCAGATATTTGAAGTTCCAGCCGGAACAAACGGTGTCTTTGCAGTTGTCAAAAAAAAGGATAAGGGTATAGATTACTATGGCTATGATTACACTTTAGATGGTATAGATGGTACGTCATGCAAATTTCAGATCAACGCATACAACAATGCAGCTACAGCTGGATCGATAGAGTTAGTAGTCATTTCAATAGGACCAGCGGCATCCCTTGTTCAGGGGGTGTAGTGTATGTATATAGATACAAATACAATCATTGAAGTAGGCAAGGTGCTTGAACCAGGACAGATCAAGTCATTTACGGTTGCGATAGGATTTTAGAGAGGAGAATTATAAATATGAAAAATACAATATGTACAACAGTAGGAGCAGCTGGGGGTGCCGTGGCAGCATTTTTCGGCGGATGGGACACGGGACTGGTTACATTGGTCATGTTCATGGCCATTGACTATGTGAGTGGCTTGGTGGTGGCTGGAGTGTTTCACAACAGCAAGAAAACAGCATCAGGAGCCTTGGAGAGCAAGGCAGGATGGAAGGGATTATGTCGTAAGGGCATGTCCCTTTTATTTGTATTGATAGCCTATAGGCTTGATCTGGCGATAGGCTCAAACTATATCCGGGATGCGGTGATAATAGGTTTTATCGCAAACGAGGCAATCAGCATCGTAGAAAATGCCGGACTCATGGGAATACCACTCCCGGCAGTAATCAGTAAAGCAATAGACATATTAACCTCAAAGAGCGATGAGAAAGGCGGCGATCAAAATGAACGGAATTGACATCAGTGCATGGCAGGGGGATAAAAATATAGACCTTGCCAAAGTGCCATACGACTTCTGTATCGTGAAAGCGACGGAGGGAACAGACTACAAGAACAGATATTTTACAGCGCATTGTGATAAGGTCCTGAACAGGAAGAAGTTGTTGGGGGCATATCACTATGCCAACGGTAGTGATTACAAGGCAGAGGCTGACCACTTCCTTGCGTATGTAAAGAAGTATATCGGCAAAGCAATCCTTGTACTTGACTGGGAGGCGAAGAACAACCCTCAGTTTGGCAAGAACGATCTTGAATGGTGCTTGAAGTGGTGCAGATATGTACAGAAAAAGACTGGCATCAAACCACTAATCTATGTTCAGAAGAGCGCCATGGATGCAGTTAAAAAGTCCGGATATGGCTTGTGGATAGCTCAGTACCCAGACTATGTTGAGACAGGCTACCAGGAGCATCCATGGAATGAGGGGGCGTATAACTGCCTTATTCGTCAGTATACATCCGTTGGTAAGCTCTCAGGTTACAGTGGCAGCCTTGATCTCAACAAGGCTTATATCAGTGCGGCGAGCTGGAATAAGCAGGCTGGCAAGGCTAAGACCACATCTGCATCCACAGCAAAGAAGAGCGTCAATACACTTGCTAAGGAAGTGCTGGCAGGTAAGTGGGGCAATGGTGCTAATCGCAAGGCAAGGCTTACCAAGGCTGGTTATGACTACAATAAGGTACAGGCGGCCGTAAACAAGCTCGTCAAGGCATCGCAGATGTCAGAGGACAAGATCATCAATGCGGTTGCTCATGAGGTAATCGCTGGCCGCTGGGGCAATGGACAGGAACGTATTGACCGCCTCAAGGCAGCAGGATATAATCCGGATAAGATCCAGAAGAGAGTGAATGAGTTGATAAAAACCATTTAAATAAAGAGTTGGTTAATTTAGTGTTTTATAATATCATTTTGGCAAGAATTAACCTAACTATATCTTTATTTTTTTGTCCACATTTTGTCCACGTAGATTGAGTGATACATAGTAAAAATAGGCAAAGTGTGAATTGCGTAGAAAAAAGATACATCGAAATAATGGCGGAAATAAGCCATTTTTTAGCCATTAGCAGATAAAGTAGGTTGCATATTAGTTCCTTATATTGGAATGGGTAACAACCCTATGGTTGGTGCTACAGTTGCAGTTGCGGTTTCTGTTGAGGAAGCAGCTAACGCTGGTAAGTTCTAAATAAAAACCTAGTATTTAAACGGTTTAGAGGGCTTTTAGAGAGATCTAAAGGCTCTCTATTTTTTGTTGATTTTTCTAGTCTACACGTTCATACTATGCAAATGTCTACGAGAAGTCTACAAAGTTTTTTAATGTAGACTTCATTGACTGTAATAACATAATCTGCATCAATATATCCATATACATCAGAAGTGAATACAATATCACTTTCAAGAGTGTATGATAGCTCTATATTGAATGATTCATTTTCCTGTAGAGCATAAGACGTATTCGCTGTAAACGTCAAATTACCCTTTTAATGCACCTACATAAAGTGTAGACGGTCACAAGTACGTAAATATATTTTAAGAGTGCATTAGTATTTAATTTCATGAAGAAAGTCAAATAATATGCTATCTTTGAACATATAAAAGGAAGTCGGAATACATGATAGTATATTATAAACTTGACACACTTTTAAATGAACGCAAAATAACAAAGACACAACTGTGCAAAGATACTGGGATAAGTGCAAATGTTGTGTCTAAAATCAGCAAAAGTGAAATATTCAAAACAGATACATTAAACCGTATCTGCGAGTATCTCCATGTCCAACCAAGCGAAATTAAAGAATATGTAATCCATTTGAAATAAACAAGGAGGTCATTTATTTTTGACAAACGTCTAAAATATTGTATAATATACTTAACAAGACAGCCGAGCGATAGATACTTCCTATCCGTCCGGTGAAAAGCTATTTAAGATAAAACACCTCAATGCTTAGCCGGCTGAGGTGTTTTTTTCTTACTTTCGATTATTCAGAATAGTTACAATAAGTATTGCAATGGTAAGTAAAACCATAAATTCCTCATATGTACTCATAAGGCACCACTCCCTTCCAAGACTCGAACGGATATGGTGTAACACCCCTCGGCTGCCTAGTTAAATACGTTATTCTATTTTATTACAGAAGTAATTTTACTATATGTATATATACATTTTGGAGATTCCCATATAACGTAAAACACCCCGCATTAATGCGAGGTTTAATTTAAAAAGAATTACAAATTGTATGTATAAAATTGTAATTACAGTATAAGTTATATCAAAATTATAGTCAATGTGATTTAAGAACACAATAATATTTTATAACCACATACCACCTTCCGGAATACATTAAACTATATCATGGACAAGGAGGTGAATACGCATGGACAGATTCGCAGTATATCTTGTAGTTGTTGCGGTTCTTTGCACTTTGATATCGGTAATAACGGAATTTACGAAAGAGGTAGGAGTGCTGAAGAAGATCCCTACCTCTTTTCAGGTTCTGATCACCAGTGTCATTGTGTGTGAGGTGGGGCTTTTTGTTGGACTATCATTCTATCACATAGCATTTGCGTGGTATTATCCTGTGGCTGCGTTTTTCGGGGCATTTGTCATTGCGATTATATGTACCCGGGGATGGGACTACCTGATATCGATATTTAAGCGGTTTTACAAGGGCGGAGATAAGGAAAAGTGGCATGAATAAAGGTGACATGGCTACAACAAATGTAATGCGGTACAAAGATGTATAGATTAGGAATAATGATCATGAGTTTGTCTCTTGATTCAATGTCTGGAATATTATATACAGACAAAAGAATTCAGGAGACAATTTTATGGCTTCTAATAAGACTCCGTTAAAAGGATACATGGATGGTATAGATATATCAGCATGGCAGGATACTATAGATATAACCAAGGTGCCTTGTGACTTTGTGATAGTGAAAGCGACGGAGGGCACGGACTACAAGAACAGATTTTTTGCAAAGCACTGTGACCAGGCGATGAAAGCGGCAAAACTTCTGGGGGCATTCCACTATGCAAATGGTGGCGATCCCCACAGTGAGGCTGAGTATTTCCTTGCATACAGTAAGAAATATGTGGGCAAAGCCATACTCGTGCTAGATTGGGAGGGACAGAACAATCCACAGTTTGGCAGGAGCGATAGGGCGTGGTGCAAGGAGTGGTGCGATTATGTGTACAGAAAAACCAGGGTAAAACCGCTGATATATATTCAGAAGAGTGCCATGGATAATGTGAAAAATCTTGGCTACAGGCTGTGGGTCGCTCAGTATCCTGATTATGAGCAGACTGGATATCAGGAGCATCCGTGGAATGAGGGGCAGTATGATTGTTCTATCAGGCAGTACACTTCTGTGGGTCGGCTTCCGGGGTATGAAGGAAATCTTGATCTGAACAAGTCTTATATAGACAAAGCAACATGGAGAAAATGTGCTGCGATAAAGACTGACAGTGATAATGGAAAAACGAAAGGGAAAGGCTCTGACAGCAATAGCGGGAAAAGTAATGATAAGAATAACAAGAATAATAAGAATAGAAAAAAGAAAAGCATAGATGTGATCGCGAAGGAAGTCATAGCGGGCAGATGGGGGAACGGCGAGAATCGAAAAAAGAGATTAAAAACGGCGGGATATGATTACGATAAAGTTCAGGAGAAGGTGAACGCTATAGTGAAAGCTTCGCAGAAGAAATCAATTGACGAGATAGCCAGAGAGGTGATAGCCGGAGATTGGGGAAATGGCGAGGATCGAAAAAACAGGTTGAAGAAATCGGGCTATGAATATGATAAGGTGCAGAAGAGAGTAAATGAACTTCTGGGGAAATAA